AGATAGTCATTCCGTTAGGGATTAGTATGTCGCAAGTCATAGTCCAACCACCAAGTTTATTTTCGAAGCGATCTACAAAAGGTTCACAAGTAGGGTTTCCATCTATCTGAAAAGCATCTGTCCACAAGTCACCTCTTAAAAGAAGTTCGTAGCATCGTGTCAATACCTGTAGCTGCGTATTCAAAACATATAGTTCATTGTCATTACCGTCAAACTTGCTTATAGTTTCGTCTTTTGTTATGTCTACAATATCCATTGCAAGAATAGATATATTGTACCTTACTACGTTAGATTCAAGCGAAGCCGTGTTTACGATCAAGTGAACAAGTGGAAAAATGTCTTGCTTGTTTAAGTCAATGTCAAACAGGTTACCTTGTGTAACGGTATTTACTAAAGCATCATTGTCGAAGTGTGTCTTTAGTTTGTCTATAATCTTAAAGTAGTCCATTAGCGTTTCATTTGTTGTTTAATTTCTCTTGCTTCGATTTCGTTTTTTTGTTTTTTGAAACTAAGATAGGTGAGACATTTAGTAAGTTTATATCCTGTAACTTGGTCAAACTTTGTAATGTCTCCGTCAGCCAATCCATAGATAGAAGTGTACCATCCCCAATTTTTGCCAAATTGGTGTCTTTCGCTGAATTGGTTAAATCCTTCGTCATCTTCTTCATTTCTTTCTTCAAATAGGTCTGAGTAGCTTTTAGTAATTCTATCCCTAAACTTGACAAAAAAAAACTACTGCTTATCGCTACGTCTAAAGGTGCAAACTTCATTAAGTCTTGCATATCTTCGTTAGGTTCGTAGTCTACAATTTCGTACTTGTCTTTGTAGCTTGTCTTGATAGGTCGGTACATTACGCTTAAAGCTTTGTGGTACGTCTTCCAATCTTTTAAGTAGTTCTCTAAGTCTACATATTCACCAAAGCTTATGTCATCGAATCGTGGTATAAAGCCGAATTCAATATTCTTAATTTTAAACTTTGTTACAATAGTAGGTTTTTCTGTAAATATTTCTGTAAAGTGCTTAATCAATTCGTTCAAGTGCTTCATCTTTATCTTAGCAACATCACCTAACTTAATACCGCAAAATATCTGTATCATTTTCTGCGCAATAAATTCTTCGTCATTGCTATTTTCTTTCATAGCTATAAATTCTTGATACCGGCTTAAAGGTATTTCAGATAAGCTTGTAGGAAGTGTTATTTCTAACTTCATATATATATAACTTGTTTTTCGTGTTTTTGTACTTTACAGAACATTGTAGCTTCCGTAGTTCTTATTCATTCCAAGCGTTTCCATTTCGTGATAACGCACCGCATCGATTGCGTGATTGTAGTTGTCTATGGGTTTGTTTAGTCGTTTACCTGTCTTGTCTGTATCCCAACAATAAGACCTAAGTTCTTTAATTAGGTTTGTGCTATTAGACGTTACTAAATAGTTTTCACGTTGCATTACATCAATACCGTAGTTAATGCTATCACGTCCTTTTGTTACGCCTTTTATCGTTACTCCTGCAAGTTGTATTGTACGAATACTTTTAGGTTCTGCACTATCTGCATATACAGGTACGTCTTTAGGAAGTAGTTTTGCTATGTCAGAATTTAACAATCCTGTTTGGTAGACTATTTCGTTTAAGATTCGTGTTTCGTTATGCTTGTAAATTTCAATGCAGCTTGTTGGATCGTTCGTATATCCAAAGTCTAAACCTATGCCTACAAGTCTTGCTTCTTTCGGTATCGTGTCTATTTGCTTCCAATTACTGAAGACGATGCCTTCAAGTTTTCCCATAAGACCGTTTACATAAACATCTACCCACGATTTCCAATAGTTAGAAGTTTCTGCTTTCTTTATGTTCTTTTCTATTTGGTCAACTATTCCTACGTCAAGTGCTTCGTTGTCTTTGTATGTTAAGATTATCTTTTCTGCATCTTCCTGTCCTTCAAGTTCTGTCTGTACCCAAAATTCTGCAGTTGGGTTGTAATCTAAGAACACTTCGTCTTTTGTTCTAATAGACATTTCTAAAAAACTTTCAAAACTAATTTGATTGCACTCATTGATATATAAAATATTTCTTCTACCCCCACGAAGTTTCTTACTATCGTCTGCGCTAAAGAATTCTATAAAGCTTCCGTTTGCAAATTCGTATTTTAGTAGTGATTTATTAAAGCGTTCGTCAACGAAGCGATTAGTCCACTTCATAACTTTCAAGAAATCGCGAAGTGCCCCGCGCCTTAAATGTGGAATAGATTCTGCTACTACACTAACTTCTAAACCACTTTGCTTTGCACACTTGTCTATTATCACGGGAATAATGCCGAAAGTTTTTCCTGCACTTGTACCTCCTTGTATAATCTTGATTCGTTTTTTTAACGCAAGTATTTTATTTATCGCAGTCGTTCGTGTCAGCATCCGGAAATAAAGGTTGTTCTATGTTAGTTTGTTCTATCTGTTCTTTTAGTGAATTAAGACGTTGTGTTATACTTGGGTTGTACTGTCCAACCATACCGCCTGTTATTTGGTCTTCGCGTATTTCTTTACGTATACGTGAACAGACGGTGTAAAATTCTTTGTATTCTTCTTTCTTATCAAAGTAATTACTTATTGTTAAGTCGTATTTATTCCAACAAAACACTTCGAAACCCTCCATCGTCAATGGCGCTTCTAAAGGTTCTCCTACCATATCTCCGCTTCTTTGGTTTAGGTGGTACTTTACTCTTGGGTTGCTTTTACGTTCTACTTTGTAAGCTTTAAACATATCGTACATTTGTTCTGTGGTTTCTATCTTTCGTGGTCTACCTCTTTTTGCCATTTTTCTTTTCGTTTTTTTGTAGGTTGTCTTTATAACTTGTACTGCAAACTGCTAACCGTTGGTCTGTGCCGTATTCGTTGACCATCGTATTGTCTGACATACAACGTGCCATAAAATCAAGTTTCTTTTCTCCTGCTTTTGGTTTAGGTATTGGCATTGTCGTAAGTTTCGTAAATTTTCATCATTTTATTGTTTATTTCACGAAGACAACTTGAACATTGTGTAGGTGTTTGCTTTGCATTGAATATTCTATTATATATTCCTAACATTACCCTTTGTTCGCTTGGCTTCATTGTTTCGCTTCTTCTTGTGTACCATTCGTCTAACCATTCGTGTTCGTCTTCCTGTAGGCATTTAGGTTCTGTATACTTAAACAATTTATTTAGCTTGGCTTTTCGTTCTTCACACCCGCAGTCGTCACCTGCGATCCATTTAACTACTTTTTTTATACCTGTTGCTTCTGTTATCTTTTCTATTGTGTCACCTAAACCCTCAGACTTCTTCTTAGTGGTTCGTTTTTTTGTTGTTTTCTTTTGCATTTTGTTTGTTTATAATTGTTTCAAGTTCTTGTATCTGCTGCATTGTTTCTTCGTCTTCGTGCGTGTCACCTTTAATTTTGCTTTGCAGTCTTTTAATCTCAGCTTTAACGTCTTTTTCTGTCATAATATGTTCGTAGTCTTCGTTCATAAAATCTTCATAGTCTTCACCTACATTTATTCGTATTTCGTTCTTGCAGTATTTTAGCGTTTGAAATATACTGCTTGTGCTTATCCGTGTTGCCGTAGAAATTTTGCGTATTGACCACCCGGTTTCACGATACAAAGTAAACATAAGCTGATCATACCAATGCCAAGTTTCAACTTCTGAGTCTATTCTTTGTATTAAGCTTGTGTATGCTTCTGTTTCTTGTATGTAATCGTATTCTACTCCCATAGGTTTTACGTCTTCTATATTAACTATGTTATGCCTTTTCTGTTCTTTCTTGTAATCTAAAAACAAATTTCTAAGCACGAAATAGACATAGCTTTTATTTACTGTTCCGTTTTGTCGTAGTATCTTTTCGGGGGTGCAATACTTTGAAAGTTTTATATACATTTCTTGCACTATGTCTTCAGCAAGAAAGTCTTCGCCTAAAGAACGTACCATTCTTAAATAGTCTTCGTGGTGTTCCGCCACTTTACTAAGCCATTTCATCGATTAGTATTTAAACAAATGTAATGATTATTTTCTAATAGTGTATAGACGTAGTTTTAAACAGAAAGTTGTGAATAAAAAAAGCACCCATTTCTGAGTGCTTAATCATTTAACTATATGCGTAATAAATATACTAACTATTTTTAAAACGGCAAGTCGCTTAACGGTTCTTGCTTTGGTGCATCGTGTCCGGCTTCTACTTCTGCTTGGTAAGGTTCTGAAAACTTAACGCTAAAGTATTTCTTACCTGCTTTAGATTCGTTTAGCCACATAGCCATCTCTTTCATTTCTCCGTTGACCATACACTTACCTTTGTAGTCCGGTTGTGTTTCCGTTTTTTTGTAATCGTTCTTAAAAATTGCACCTGTGTTGTCTTTCTGTTCCATTGTTATTTATTTTAAAATTGTTTTTAATTCTTGTTGCTTATCAAAGTATAACATAAATTCTATGTCATTAGTAGAACCTTGTCTTGGCGTTCTACCTCCTGTTCTACCTGTGGCTTCTAACTTGTTTACGTTTCCATATATTATAGCATCTTCACAGTCCCATATTATAATAGGTGCTTTTGTATCGCATAGCTTTACAATCTTTCTTGCATCTACAGGTAACGGATAGCAATTGTCAAGCGTTCTATTTCTACCTTTTACTTCTGCATAATATGTATGTCCGTCTTTAGTTATTTTAAAGTCTACATTGTTTTCGTCAAGCTTTTCATATTCTGCATTGCTCTGATTACAAAGTATTTTAATTGCGTTTTCTTCTCTTGTTAAGTCTGCCTGTGTTTCGAATCGTGTACTCATTTTATTGTTTTAAGTTCTTCTATTGTTAGCAACAATTGTTTTTCTGTATAGGTATTGTAAAATTGTTCTTCTTTTTTTAGTTTTCTTTTAAAAAGAGTAATTAACTTTTTTCTTTCTGTTTTTTCTAAACAGTCAAGCTTAACTAATTCATTAGCACAAATTAAATGGCGTTGTAGTTCTTCTAAAAAACAACCAAAAGAACCGTCACAATAACCTTCTTGTTTCATTAAAACTTCGTGGCAATACTGCCATTTATATAACGGCATACACTTTAAAAAACTTACAGGTATTTCAATTTTTGCTTGATGAAATCCTCCGTGAAATATTGTTCCATAACTTATGTATGTTTCAATTATATTGTCTTTTCTCCATTCTGTATGCTCTTCATTTGTTTTACTTAAAATATATGCGCTTAACGTCTTTCGTGTGCGCCTTGCTTTTTCTTCTAAAAGCTTCTTTTCTTCTTCAGTTACTCTTAGCGTTACTATCTTATTCTTTCGTGTTGTCATCTTGTTTATTTTGATTTAGTTCTTTTATAATAGAATCAACACCATCTAAAGCATCTATCTTTCTGCTTTTGATTAGCATGACAGTTTCGTTTATTATTTCTCTGTCGCCTATAACGTAGCCAAGCTTACTTAGAAGTTGTTTAGATTCTTTTTCCCTTTTTTGTATTTCTCTGTAGTGTTCAAATATTTGGTTTTCCATAGCTTTAATTTATTAAAGTGTTATAATATTCACGGCATTCTTTTACTCTGTCGTAGATTGCTTGTACTGCTTCTTCGTTATAGTCTACTGTAAAGGTTTTAATTCGTCTTTCTGCAGGTATGTTATCGAAGTTGTGCTGCGCTTCAACGTGGTTACGCAGTTCTTCGTTTTCATCTATTAGGTTTTCTTTCCAATGCGCACGTCTTACTTCGTCTTCTACCATAAGTACAGGTGTGTTTACTAAGCAGTAACATAAGAAGCTTTTGCGTTTACCTGTTAAAGCCATATAACCTTGCAGTTGGTAGTAGTAGTCTTTGTTTGGTATGTCTTCAGCAAAGAATGGAAAAGTTGTTGCATCCCAACTTGATTTAACGTCTAAAATTATGTCCGTGTTTACATCCGGAGTTCCTGTAAGAAAGTCGTTTGTAAAGTGTTCTTCATTCTTAATCATAAATCCTAAGTCTAAAACGCTTTCACAAAGCTTTATACCTTCGTCTTCTACTTGATTTCCTTTGTCTGTGTACCTACTGCTAAACTCCTTGCGTTTACCGTACATTTCTTCTATTGCAAGTTCTTGTAAGTATGTCTTACAGGTCTTGCTTAGTGTTTCTGTTTTACTTCGTGAATTGGTCATTATTTTACCAATGGAAGAACATCTGATTTTTAATTTATTTTCCATAACCACTTTTTAATTCATATATGACGTCTAACCAATATACTTTTAATTCCTGTTTTTCACAATTAGCTTTTACATGTCTTGCGCATTTTATTGCCATACGTATTGCTACTTCGTCAGCACTACTATTGCCGTCATAAGCTATACCTATAAATTCATCTATTAATTGTTGTGCTTTTTGACTTGGTTTAGGTTTGTTAGTCTTCAACATAATTCAAGTGCTTTAGATTGTGCGTTAGTTAGTGCAAACTTGTCTGTAAGTTTGTCTTTCGTGATTTTGCCGTCTTGTATTGCTTTTAACGCATCTTTAAAACGTGGTGCAGTTAGCTTTTCTTTTGTTGGTGTTTGTTCTCCTGCTGCATCCGTGTCTTTGTCTGTTACTAAACCAAGCGCAGAAGAAAGTGCGTATCGTCTGAAGTAAGTAACCCCACTTCCAAAAGCTTGGTAGTCGTTCATACCTTTTAGTGTTGCTTGTGGTATAAAAGTATTGCTTTCTAATAGTTCGCCACTTTCAACGTGAAAGACCATAGTATTAAGATAGTTTGCTTCTTCGTGTGTGTTGATTAACTGAGTAAATCCTAATCCGTGTTTCTTTAGTAACGGGTTAATCTTATCGAATATCGTTGGCAAGTCTGCATACGAATATCCGTAACCTTTTGTGCCTTTAAAAATTGGCTTTACTTCCTGTTGAAATGCAGCAAGTGCTTTAAATAAATGTTTCATAGTGTATTTTTTAAATGTTTGTGTATACAAATATAGTGTTTTATTCTATATCTTTTACTTTTTGTTTATACAATTCTATAATGTCTTTTAATTCTTCGCGTGTGTACTTTCGCGTTTTGTGTGCTATTTCGTGCAGTTTAAACAGTTCTTCGCCTCCTATTCTTTTTTCTATACCTATTTGATAATTCAATAGATCACCGCTTTTATCTTTGTTGCACGGTCTACTACATTGTGCGTGAGTATTAAAAGGATTGAACCTAACAGAACCGTGTCCACCTGCCGAATAGTAATGACCGGCATCTATATTGCCTTTGCGTAATGGCTTACCACAAGAAATACACGGATAACCTTTTGCTTCGTCTCTTGCTCTTATATATGCGTTAAAATACCGTTGTGCTTTTTTAGTCAAGCTTTGCACCGTTTCAAGTTCTTCTTTCAATTGCTTCTTTTCTTTTTTCCAATTCTTGACCTTTGCAGTTTTTACCCATACCTTAACGCATTCAGACTTAAAGCAATATTTTTGATTAAAGTGCTTTGCTTCAAATTTATCTCTGCAGTTTTTACAACGTGGCATTAGAATAGTCTTTGTTGTGAAATATGGTTTTTAATTCGTTTTATTGAAGCATTGTAATACTCTTTGTCAAGTTCACAAGCGGTTAAATCAAAAGCTAAATTATGACAAGCAATAGCAATAGAGCCGCTTCCTAAATGCGTGTCTAATATTTTATCGCCTTCTTTAGCGTAATTCATCAAAAGCCATTCATAAAGTTTAACAGGTTTTTGTGTTGGGTGGAGTTTACCTCCATTTCTATTATTGCATCCCATTGCTGCTCCTCTTGACATATCAAAACATCTTATGGTTTTATCAAAACTTGTCCAAGCTATTTCAGCATCTGACATTGTGAAATCTCGTTGTACTTTATTCCATATTAAAAAACATTGTGATGGCTTCTTAATTTTATCAATAAAATAATTACCTCCCCATATTATTTGGTTTTTACTTGTTCTAAATAATTCATTAAAGTATTTTTGTGTTGGTGTTTCGTTATCCCATTCCGTTTCTTTATATTGCTTAAAACCCTGTTTTCCTTTATTAGCATTCATTGCTTTATCAATACCTATTCCATAAGGAGGATCAACTATTGCTAAATCAAAGTGGTTATCTTGATAACGTGACATTAAAGCCATATTGTCCTCATTAGTTATTTGTATTTTGTCGGTTACTTTCATTCGTCTTTTTGAAATATGTAAACTTCTTCTACGTTACAATCTATGTTAGTGCAAAAGTTTACGTTTATTATGCCTTCGACTTTTAAGTTAAAGTCTTCGTAATCGTGTTGCTCTTGCCATTTTATTGGCTGCGTACATTGTGGGCATTTCATAATTCTAATTTACTATCGTTAATAATTTCTTTTAGCTTGTCTATTTCGTGTTTATGTTCTGCTATTATTATTTGATTTCTAAGATTAGCTTTACATTCTAAATAGTATTCTTCTTCAAAGTCTTTAAAAACAGAATTAAAATGCTCTATGTCTTGTAAGCTTTCTTTCATAGAATTTATCAAGTCTGTTCTGCTTTCGTGTTTTTCTACAAGTTCGTCAAGACTTGCTTTAAACTTTATGATCGTAGTCTTTAAGTTTATTTTTGCTTTTAATATTTCAAGTGTGTTCATCTTATTTTTTTTAGTGGGTTTATGCCTCCTATTTCAAAACCTAAACCTCTGTTAAATTCACAAAATATATAGTCTTCTAACAAGGTTTGTTGTCCTCCTGTGTCTGTGTCTTTTATTTTGTCTACAGAAATTAAAGTTACATATTTCATTGATTCGTGTTTTACAAGTCTGTGTATTACTAAGAAGTCATCGCATCTATTTAAGAAGCTTTTACCGCCTTCTATGTGTGCTGCCATTGGTGGTTTAAGATGACCTGCCCAATTATGACCTACAGGAAATATGTTACCACCTCTACCACTTTCTGAAGTTGGGTGCGTGTTTATGTAGATAGTCTTGCCTGTTTCGTTTACAAACTGTCGTGCCATATTTAAAAATTCATAGTTGCCTTCGTAACCCATCTTTCTGTCAAGTCCTGTGTATGGATCAATCAAACAAGCATCTGCATCTGACTGCCTAAAAAGTTCTAAAAGTTCGCCAGGTTTATAAAGCTTTGAATTGTCTATAAAGTCAAAGTATTGTTCTAAGTATGTAGCTGCACTTGTTATTTGTTTATGACTTAAAGTCTTGTACGGTCTACCTGTGTACATCTGTATCATATCACGAAGAATCTGTCCGTAGCTATTTTCTCCTGCCCATAAGCAAAACTTTAAATCGTGTTTAAGTGCAAGTGTCAAGAAGTAGAAAAAGACGAAGTACGATTTACCTACGTTGTCGTGTCCTAAAATTATATTTAGTTGTTTAGGTTTAAAT